CCGTCTTCAAGGGCACGGCCCGGTATGACGGCAAGCCCGCGATCGCGGAAGGCTTCGTCGTGATCGGCGTCAATAACGCCACCCCGGCCACCACCGTGACCTTCGCCCAGGATACGGCGAACACCTGATCCCTGACTGGAGGTGAGGACGGATGACGGAGACGATGAAGGGGACGGCGCTGAGCCTCGTGAAAGCGCGGCTGAACCGGACGGCATCGGATAAGACGCTGGACGGTTATTTCGGCCAGCGGATTGAGGCGGCGGCACTGGAGCTGGAGGGCAACGGCATCCGCCTCACCGACAGCGCGGATGACCTGATGCTGCTGGTGGACTTCGCAGTATGGCGCTATCAGAACCGGGACAGCAAGGAAGGCATGCCGAACTGGCTGCGGCTGCAGCGCCGGGAGAGATGGCTGCGGCAGCATGCTCTGGACGAAGCATCCTCCTCCAGCGGCGGCTGAGCGCGGACTGGAGGCTAAGAGATGATTCTGGACAGAGGGCTGTGCCGGATCTACCGGCAGAAGAGCATCACGGAACCGGGCGGCAAGCCGAAGAGCACGGAAGAGCTGATCTTTGAAAGCTACTACGGCGAGCTGAATTTCGAGACCAGCCCGGCCCGGCCCACGGAGAAGCGCGAGGAAACCCAGACAGCGGCGCGAATCCGGATCCTGCAGAACCGGGGCATCCGGAAGGAAGACGTGGCGGAGCTGATCCCCTTTGACGGGACAGAAACCAAGACGGAGAGATACCGGATCACCCGCGCCTGGCATGGAGCCGACGACGAGAGCGGCGAGCTGATCAGCGACCTGACGCTGGAGGTGAGGGAAAAATGACCGTGCAGCGGATCAAAGACCTGCTGACCAGCATCGACCCGAACGTTCAGCGATACGACCACGACGGGGCCGGAACGGCGGACGCCTACACGGTCTGGCAGGAGATCCGGCCCGTAGGATTCTATGGGGACGGACAGGAGGAAGGCACGATCCATTTCCAGGTGGATCGGTTTACCAAGGAAGAGGACGAAGAGACAGCCCTGGCGCTGAAGGCACTGCTGGAGAGCCAGGACGACATCGCGGTGGACTATCTGGTGGACTACGAGAGGGACACCGGATACATCCATCACATCTATGACTGCGAGGGAGCCTGACATGGCGCGGATGGAGTTTTCCGGAACCCAGGAGCTGATGGATCAGTTGTTCGCTGAATCCGAACGACTGGAGCGGAAGGCCACGGAGATGCTGGGCGAAGCCGGAAAGGTTGTCGTGGACGCGTGGAAGCAGGCCATCACAGAGGCCGGACACGCTCCACCCGGCAAGAGCCGGAGGGCCACGGGCGATCTGCTGAACAGCGTGCGGGCCAGCGCCGTGAAGAAGAACGGCGACGCCTACACCACCAGCATCTATCCCCACGGGAGAGACCGGAAACGGCAGCGGATGGCCGACATCGCCTTCGTGCTGCACTACGGCACAAGCAAGATTAAAGGCGACCATTTCGTGGACGACGCGGAAGCAAAGGCCGACGAGGCCGCACAGGCAGTCATGGAGCAGGTTTGGAACAGAGACTAAAGAGGAGGAAATGATATGGCACGGATTGGCATGCAGTATCCCGTATGGGCACCGCTGACCAGCGAGAATGGTAACACGCTGACCTATGGTCAGGGCATGGTCATGGGCCGGGCCGTCAGCGCGAATCTTTCCTGGCAGAAAGAGGATAACGAGCTGTATGGCGATGATGTTGTCGCGGAGACTGACAACTCCATTACCGGTTACACCCTGGACGAGTCCACCACCGAGCTGGAGGAGGACGTCGAGGCGGCAGTGCTGGGCCTGCAGAAGGTCGGCAGCACAGATGAGTACGAGCAGACCGGGGACAGCACGCCCTACGGCGGGCACGGTTACATCCGGGTATTGAAGCGGCGTAACCAGTTTCTGTACAAGGCTTTCTGGTACCCGAAGCTTCAGTTCTCCCAGAACAGCGAGAGCGACAACACCAAGAGCCGGAGCATCAACTGGGGTACGCCCACATTGAACGCCAAAGGCCAGGCTGTCTATGATGACGCCAGCGGCAAGGCGAAATTCCGGAAATTTCAGGTGTTCACCTCGCTGGCGGCTGCGAAGGCTTACCTGAACGGCAAGGCGAACATCGGCACCACCACCGGCGGCGGCACTACCGGCGGCGGCACCACCGGCGGCTGATGCAGTACTCCGGCCCGACCTGCTGGCCGGGCCGGAGTTTTTCAAATCTCGCGCAAAAACGGAGGAAAGAAAATGGCACTGCTTGACCTGGTTATCACCCACCACCGGGAGAAGTGGGCGGATGGCCGGAAAATGTTCGAGATGCTGAAGATACAGAAGGGCATCCAGGAGGGCGACTTCCGGGTGATTCTGGTACAGGACGGCGAAGACGACAGCCTGGACATGGGACGGATCACGCGGGTCTACCCTTTTGTGGATCAGATCATCACCATTCCCCACAGCGGCGTGAGCGCGGCGCGGAACACCGGGCTGGAGTACGCAAGCGCGGAATGGATCATGTTCTGCGACTTCGACGACTGCCTTTATTCCATCGACAGCATGTTCCGGATCCTGCAGAGTCTGCGGGAGGCCGGAGACAAGGCCGACCTGGTCTGGACAGATCTGTGGATCGAGATGCGGAAGAAGGACGGCGGGTTTGCCAAGGTTCTGAAAAAGTGGAACACGGTATTTATTCACGGGAAGGTCTACCGGAGGAGCTTCCTGATTGAGCATGATATCCGGTTCGACACGCGGCTGAGTTACAGCGAGGACGCCATGTTCAACGCGCTGGTGGCGATGGAGATCCTGCCCAGCAGGATCGCCAAGATGCCGGAGGTCACCTACATGTGGTGCTACCGGGAAGAGAGCTTAAGCAACTACAGCGGCGGAGACGTCAACCGGGCGCGGAGCCTGTTTATCAAACGGATGACGCTGCCGGAGGAATATGACAAGCGGGGCATGGGATACGAGGCCAAGACGGCAGCGGCCCGCGCTCTGATGGACTACTACTGGGAGACGGAAGGCGGCGGCATGCCAGAAGAGATGAGCCTGGAAGAATGGGCCGCTATGCCGAACGCGATTCTGAAGGCATGGCCGGGGTGCATCCGGGATATCTCCCCGGCAGACCGGAAAGAGCTTTTCAGGATCACCAAAGAAGAAGCAGAAAGCAAGGGCCAGATCCGGGAAGGCATGATGACCATGCAGGAATGGATGACCCGGATCGGGGCTTTAAAGAAAGCATAAGGAAAGAAGCGAGGAAAGAAAATGGTCATCGAGTACATGGAGAAGGATGAGCACGGGAAAGACCGGCTGAAAGCGCGGAAGTTCTATATCGGGGACAAAGAGATCACGCTGCGGTTCACGATGCCGATGTGGTACAGGTTAGAGGAAGAGATCTGCATCCTGGACGACGTCTACACCATGATGGGAAGCCAGGATCGGATGCACGAGGACAAGATCCCGGCGCTGATCGCCCTGATGAGCGGCGACGCCGTGACCCCGAAGGAAGTGCGGCGGGAGATCGACCCGCCCACCATGAAGGCGCTGATCGACGAGGCCACGCGGGTGATCGCCAGGGCCATCACGATGAAGGAAAAGAAGTACGACGACGACAGCGTACATGATGCCGTCCTAGAGGACATCGAAAAAAAAGAAGCAAGGGCAGACTGAAACCGCACACAGTGACTGCCTGGGGATTGATCGCGGGAGTCGGCTATACGGAACAGCAGGAGTTGACACCCGGATATCTGTGCGACCTTTTTGTGCTGCGGCGAGCGTATGACGACGAGCAGCACGGGATCCTCCGGGAGGAGGACGACCACGACATTGACAGCGAGGACGCGAAGCTCTTCGATAAGTACGACGAGATCGCGGAGGCTGAGAAAAAGGGAGGCTGGGCATAAATGCCGAGGGAGATCAAGACAACTCTGGCGGTGGACGGAGAGGCGGCATTTAAGCGGGCCATTAACGACGCGAACACCAGCATCCGGAATATGGGCACCCAGCTGACCCTGGCGACGGCACAGTTCAAAAAAGACGGCGACGCCATGAAGCTGATGGAGACCCGGAGCAAGGCGCTGAAGAGCGAGATCGAGCAGCAGAACGAGATCGTGAAGGCCCTGGAGAAGGCCGTGAAGGATTCCAGCACCGCTTTCGGGGAGAACAGCGAGAAGACCGAAAAGTGGGAGGCAGAGCTAAACCGGGCCAAGGCCAGACTGGTGAACCTGCAGAGCGAGCTGACGCTGAATAACGCCGGGCTGGATCGGAACGGGAAAGCCTTCGACGATTCCAGCGGGAAGGCGGCGGACTATCAGGCGACACTGCAGACCATCGGGAAGGGCGTCAGCTTCGAGAACATCACCAGCGGGATCTCCAGAGTGACCGGCAGCATCGAAGGGGCCATCACGAAGGTGTTCAACTTCGCGAAGGCCATGCGGGACACCATGGTGGACGCCGGGCACTGGGCTGACGATCTGATGACCGACGCGACGAAGTACAACATGGACGTGGAGGAGCTGCAGCGGTGGCGGAATGCTGCAGACTTTATCGACACGGATGTGGAGACCATCGTTTCGGCACGGGATCGGCTGAGCAGGAAGATGTCAGAGGGCTGGACACAGGGCAGCGGAAAAGAAAAAAAGAACATGTGGGAGCTGCTGGGCATCGACCTGAAGGACGGCGAGACCGGGCAGATGCGGGATCAGATGGACGTCATGTTCGAGCTGGGCGAAACGCTGCGGAGCATGGTGAAGATCGACGGGAACGACGTCCGGGCCAGCGAGCTGGCCATGGAGGTCTTCGGGAAGAGCTACCGTGACCTGCTGCCGCTGTTCAATGCCGGACAGGACGAATGGAACCGCACGGTGGCCGAACAGCGGGTGGTCAGCAAAGAACATGTGGAAGCCCTGGGGGCCATGGACGACGCGAACAACCAGCTGGAGAACAGCTGGGAGACGCTCAAATACACTGCGCTGAGCGAGATCGCGCCGGTGCTGACTGACGCGACGAACGCGCTGAGCGACCTGCTGAATGAGTTCAACGACTGGATGAGTACCGAAGAAGGCCAGGAAGCCATGGACGGGCTGGCCGAGGCGCTGCGGGATCTGTTCAGCGGACTGGGAGATATTAAGTTTAAGGACGCCATCGAGACGGCGAAAAACGCACTGAATGATCTTAAGACAGCTCTGGAATGGATCAAAGATCACAAGACCGACGTAGAGAGAGCGCTGACGGTTATCGCGGGCGGCTTCGCGGCGTTGAAGGTGACGGAATTGGCGCTGAACATCGGGAAGATCGCGGATGGATTCAAGACCATTTTCTCTTTCAGCGGCAAAAAGCCCCCTACCCTTCCGGCTGATCCTTCGACGCCAACCACCGGAACCGGAACCGGAGCGGCAGACGCGGCGACCGGCGGCGGGATCCTGGTCGCGGCGAAGAACCTGGTGACGGAAGCGGCTACAAAGGCCGGAGAATTTGCGGCCACGGGCGGCGCGTGGAACGCTGGTTTTGTTGGGGATTACTTCCTACACAACACAGAAACCGGGCGGGCTATCAATCCGGAATACGGCGGTCAGCTGAGCCTTGGAAGAGCGAGCGAGGGATTCTGGAAAGGAATCAACGAACGGATTCAGGAGCAGTTGGAGCTGGCGGATAATTACGGCAAGGAAACCTACAACGAGCTGGATCCGGCGAGCAAGGCAAGCTATGAAGCCTACCAGGCGCAGAAACAGGAAAATGCAGAGGCCAGGGAGCACTGGGCCGCGACTCATGGCAGGCAGGCCGGACTCCCCTCCTGGGCGCAGGAATTCCAGACGCCGGAGGAGCTGGCGGCTTATATGGCCACCAGAGCCACGGCGGCGCAGAAAGAAGAACTGGACGCTTACATGCGCGAGAATCCAATGCCCACCCAGGCAGAGATGAACCAGGAGCTGCTGAACAGTCGGGCCACACTTAACGCAGCGCCGGAAGAGCTGCGGACAAGGCCGGAGACACCGGAGGAAGTGCTGCGGGCTGTCGGTGGGGAGCTGACAGAGGCCCAGCGGGCAGCGGCGGAAGAATGGTGGGACAGCTACCGAAACGACCCCATGGGTGACGATGGCGACGAGAAATGGGAAGCCCTGGAGGCGACCTTTGGGGATAACGAGGCGCTGCTGACCCGGCTGAGCGACGCCATCGACAACTGGCTGACGGATCCGGGAAACGAGGACGACAGCTTCCTGAACAATTCCGACCTGCTGAGCCAGGCGGTGCAGGAGATGAAGACCAACACCGAGAGCGGAAAGACCATGGCGGACAAGGTGGCCGGGGCGGACTTCCGGCGGTTCAACAGCCTGCCAGCCGAGATCCAGGCGGCGACCCAGCGGGGCGCGGCCTCCGGCGTGAGCGGGATCGTCGTCCGGTTGGACGGAAACGTGGTGGGACGCCTGGTGGCTCCGTATGTGAACAGCTATCTGGGCATGATGGCACAGTAAGCGCCGGGCGAAATTTACAACAGTTGGAAATTTGAGAGGTGAGCTGGCATGCAGCTGAAGCACAGAGTGGCGCTGGACGGGGTTCAGCTGGACGAGATCGACGATCGGATCATGATCCAGAAGATCGAGACCGGCGACGGGAAAGAGAACGTCAACGTGGTAAGCCTGGCCGGGGACAGCGGGAGCCGCGTGACCAGCATCCACCGGGACAGCATCGACGTGACCGTAAAATTCACCATCCGGCTACGGAAGACGGAGATGGCCGACCGGGAAGCGATTCTGGAGAAGGCGAACGCCTGGGCTTTTGGCGGCGGATGGCTGACGACTAATTACAAAGACAACCGGCGGATCCGGGTCTTCCGGGCACAGGCTGCGGGAGCCGGGGATCCCTGGGACTGGACAAAGGTCTATGAGATCGTGTTCCGGGCCTGCGGCGTCCCCTACTGGCAGGAGAAGGATCCGCAGTCTGTGATGCGGCAGAACACGAGCAGCGAGAGCATGACGCTGGGCGTGAACGGGAGCGCGAAGACCGTCATGGAAGCAAGCTTCCAGAACACAAGCGGGAGCGTCATCAATACCTTCTCTCTAAACACCGGCGAAAGCCAGATGAGCTTCACGGGGCTGGGACTGGCGAACGGAGAGACGCTGGTGATCGATCACAACGACAACGGGGAGAAGTGCCTGCTGCGGCTGCGGATCAAAAGCGGGAGCG